TTAAGGGTCAGAATTGCTGCTGACCAACCAAGAATAACAACTCGGACGAGAGTCGATACACCCTCATCCGCCCACTCAAATTTATTTTCCTTTTTTGATTCCTGCTTCTCTTGAGACTCAGGAGTTTGTGCCATTTCAGACCTCTACAGATTGTTTCTTCTTCCCAATATTATACTTAGACTCAAGTGTCCATTCACTTTTGTCTTTAAAAGACAAAACTTTAATTTGGTTAAGAGGTGCTAGGTCTTCGGCTTGCTCTTCAACAACAATGTCCACTAGACCCCAATCGAAAAGTAGTTTTGCAATACGATTACGACGTTGTAAATCATTCTGCACAATATTAGTTGGCTTGCCATCTAAAGCAAACAACTCTTTAAAGTGGACAATGTAATACTTACCGCGTTTATGCAAAATATGGCAAGACTGATACAATTTACGCTCTTTGCGTGAAGCAACGCCAATTCTAGTTAGAGTTTCTCTGACTTTCAAAAAATCATCAGGCTCTTTAAGGCTAACTTCTAGCATCATATCTTGAGACCAGGTGATCTCATCACTCATCGCTTTCCTCCAGTATCTAACTTAGTTTTAATAACCTCAATCTGCTCCTTAGTCAAAATTCTCATTGCTTGACGAGCATGTTCTGTAGTATATCCATAGTATTTCTTAACTAAGTCAAGATCACTATCTTTGGACTTCTTATCCCAAGGAGAAAATCTTTTGGATTTCCTGATACTATATAGGTAAAACTGATATTGAAGATCATTGTCTAAATGAGACGCTGCATTCATTTGATTAGCATGCATAACAGTATCAAGATGCTGTGCAAGACACTTGTTAATAACGAATGCAGGGTATTTCTTCATCGCTCTCTCATCTTCGGTAAGATCACCTTGCTTCAGATTAATACTGTTAAGGTAATCCTTGAGAGGAATCTCATAATCTTTACTCATTGTACAATGACTCTAATGGTGAAATGTCTCTATAGTTAGTAACCAACAACTCAGTCTTGAGTTTATTATCAGGACGATGTTTCATACCATACGTGATACGAAACTCCTCTTGGTTAAACTTAGAATATGATTTCTTCAATTCTTCATTTACATTATAAGTTACTAACCAGTTGTTAGGTGACTCATGGCACAATTCAATAAACCTGTCATGCTTAAACTCTTTATGCATTTCTGCTTTGGCACCATACAAGTAACTACTAATCATATATGGTGGATCCAAGAAACAGAATGTCCCATCACCTTCATGCATTAATAGTTCTGAGTAATCATGGTTAGTAATTTCCCAGTGTTGAATAATTTCAGAGACTTCCTTTAATTTTTTAGCACCACGAGTAGAAAAGTTTTGGTTGGATGCAGATGCAGAGAAAGAAGAGTTTTCAGTTAACCCACTATAACTGCACTTATTAAGAATCCAAAACAACACTGCTGAACGAAACGTGTCTGCTTCGGAAATCTCTTCTTTAGCAGAGAGAAATAACTCTTTTGCCTTTTCTTCTGTGCTGTTTTCTTCTTTGATTGCAACAAGGATATCAGATAATTCGTCACCATGATCTTGTAAGGTGATCCAGAAGTCATATAAATTGTCATACTTATCGTTTACCCATACAGGGATATCGGGATACTTCTGAGAAAACAGAAGTGCTACAGACGCGCCACCGAGAAAAGGTTCTCGGAATTCTTTGATATCCCTAGGAAATTTTTCGAGTAACATAGGAGCTACTCTTGATTTTCCACCAGGATATCTCAGAGGTGTTTTCAAGTATTTCATAGTAAAGATTCTACCCATTCATATTACCACGGACCTTGGGATGTTGCAATATCACATTGAGTTGTGCCATATCCCATGGTCCTACATTGACGGGACCTACGGGAAAAGCATTGAATGATACTGACCAACGATCAAAATTTTCAACTTGCCTTCCAGAATAATGCTTCAACCAAGATGGAAAAATAATTAACTTACCTGGCTCAGCATCAATCTTTGCATTGATACCCCAATCATTATCTAAACTCTCATGATGAAAAATATCTAGAGTATCATTTGTCCTAGGTGTGCATGGATCTTCAAAAAATGTAGGAGCACCATCAGTGAAATAATAGATAGCACTTAGATATGCCATTGGGTGCCTATGTAATGGATGCCCATAACCACTATTTGCTGGAGCATAATTATACCAGCACAATGACAATGCTAAGTCATCACAATATAGTTTATAAACTTCTCTCCATTCACCTAAACAATCTTCAAAAAATTCCATGAGTAGTTGTGTCTCTGGATGATCCGTATAATGAAGATCTGGTGCTGATGTAAATACACCTTCAGGAAAGTTACTTTGCTGTGAAGGTAAAGTCTTAAAGTGCTCAATAATTTTTGAATGATTCTCAGCATCAGGATTATGATATTCTCTAACAACTACTGGAAATAAATTAATCTCTTTACCAAATGTCATACAATATCACCAAGATTTAAAGCACCCAAAGTAGTCCAACCATTTACTGAAACTTCAGCCATGGGACGATCATAACCACCTTTGTTAATAATTCCCGATGGAAAGGTATTGAAAGCAATAGTATATCTATCAATGTCAGAAGTATTCTCAACACTAGAGTGGACAACGTAACTAGGAAAAATTACAAGACCACCTGCACCTGGATGCACAAACGCTCTAGACTCAGATGCAGGTCCACCATCAAGATGCATCTGACCCCACTCACGATCGCGAAGTGGATCTAAGAATACTGTAGGTGGTCCTTCAGTGAGGTAGAAAATTGCACTGAGATATGACATAGGATGTCTATGTGGAGAATGACAATCTCCACTCTTAGCATCACTTCGATTGACCCAAGACTTATTGACTATCAAACGATCGCAGTGCCAACCATTATCGGCATGTAACTGATCAACACATCGTTGAAACCATTTATGTAGATCATAAAAATTAAGATCCGAATGAATCTCATCACTGGTGCCTACACCAGAAGGCTCATTATATTTACGGTATTCTAAAAGTTTAGCTTTCTCTAAAGTTTCTTTTGTTAGTTTTTCTGGTGCTCTAAAAGTAAAAAATCTAACTGGGAAAAGAAAATCATTACTATACTTCATTTGTATTCACACCTCACCATCAACTCTGTTAAAAATGCAACCATGTTGATCTCTTGATCAACAACAAAACTAGACTTATACTGATACTCACTAATAATTAGGACTGCTTCAGGAATAGTCTCTGGTTTAAAATAGGTGTAGAGATGATCATAGATTTTCCTCATAATAACAGTAGGCTCATTATCAAGATTCTGAGTAACCCACTTCTTCATATTGGTAAACTCTTTCTGCTTGAGATATCCCACTACTGAGGAAATATTAATGTCATTACTAATACCTAGTATACCAGTATCTATACTTCCAGATGATGCATACCTCTGCAACTCATTAAGAGTGCGACGGAAATCAGGGAAGTACTTCTGGACTACTTCAGCAACTACCTTCTTATCATATTCAACATTTTCTTTAGAGAGGATATCAGTAACTCTACCAAAGAATGCAGCTGCTTGATGCTGCTTCTCCTTACCCTGCTGAGAAAACTCAACTACTGAGCATCGAGAATGTAGAGGGGAGATGATCTTATTCTTATAGTTGCAAGTAAAGATGAATCTACAATTCCCAGAAAACTCCTCCATGCAAGCACGTAGGAGCAGTTGCACATCAGGTGTAGTGTTGTCTGCCTCATCAATGATGATGACCTTGTGACGTGCCTTAGAGGTCAGAGAGACCGTCGATGCATAAACCTTGGCACGATTGCGTACCGTATCCAGAAAACGACCTTCATCAGATCCGTTAATAACCATACAATCGGTCCCCAACTCGCTGCAAAGGGCTTTTGCAATCGTCGTCTTTCCAACACCAGCAGGGCCAGCGAGCAAGAGATTGGGAATTTCACCTTTCTGTAGAAATCCCTCAAAGATTTTCTTAGTGGAATCTGGAAGGATGCAGTCATCGATAGTTTTCGGACGATACTTTTCAACCCAAA